CCCGCATCATCTTGTCCTCGGGCGTGCCGCTGAACGCCGTGGCGTTGCCGGGGTACAGGTTGAGCGTTTCTTTGGTGTTCTCGATGTAGAAATACTCGGCGATACGCACCGTGTTTTCGTTCATCCATTGGCTAAAGCCCTGATCGCCCACGCCCAGCGTTTGCAGCGTGGTGATGGGCGCAGCGTCCGGGTACTGGCGCTCGTACTCGTCCTTGGGAATGTCCTCGGTGATGAAGCACCAGCGGGCGTCTGAGCCGCACGGGTCTTGGATTAGCGGGTCCATGTAGACGCTGAAACTGTTGCGGATGCGCCCGATCTTGATGTCCTGATCGAATGTGTCGTCGTCGCAGTACTCGGTCAGAATGCGAGCGTAACCCTCGCCGTAGGACACTTGGTTCTCGCAGGCCGTGTCGTAGGCCACGTCGGCGTCCGAGATGTACTCGATGTGCCGGATCATGCCGTTAAAAATCTCGGCCACCTCGACGTCAGCGCCGTCGTCTGCCGGAATGACCTTGGGCTGCGGCCTGTTCTGCCGCTGCTCGTTGGTCACTTGGTGGACGTGCTGGGGCAGCTTGTTGATCGTCAGGCACGGCCTGGCGTTGATTGTCTGACCCTGCACCGCGCCACGGGTCGCCAGCACGTCGGCAGGCCACTGCCAGTGGTTGTCGGGCGAGCCGGCGTAGAACCGCAGGTCGTCCAGCTCGTCCTCACGCGACTCAGACAGCGCAGAAATCGCCATGTCAAGGCGACTGCGGGCCGTTGAGAGCACTTCAGAGTCGCTCTTGTCCTTGGCCGAGCCGCCCTCGCTGACCGCTCCAGCAGCGGCGATTCCTGTGTAGTCCATGATTACTTGATCTTGCTCAGAACCTTAGTGACCGTGGCCTTGACGTTGGTGCCCGACGGGATGCTGCCGTGACAGCCCATGCCCGGCATCTTGGAGTACGTCTCCTTGTTGCGGTCGGGCATCCCGCCGCCGGACATCTTCGGCTCACGGGCGTTAAGTTTGCTAATGGGTTCGAGGTGCTTGCTCATTTCTTTCCTTTCGGCGCAGCGCGCTTGACAGCATATGCGATGGCAACGGCTTGCTTGACCGGCTTGCCAGCTTTAACTTCAGCCTTCACGTTTTTGCGGAAGGCTTCGGGGGATTTTGACTTGACGAGTGGCATCACTTACCCTTCTTGGCAGTCTTTGCCGACTGCACAAAGTCTTTTTTGGTCGGCGCACCGGGCGAGCCAGGCTTCCTCATCTTCTCGCCAGAGCCTTCTTTGATGCGCTCGCGCTTGGCGTGGATTGCAGCATATAGACCGGGTTTTGTAGCCATGATCAGCACTTCCATCGTTTGAGTGATGCCTTAGCGCGTTCGCCATCTTTGGCCTTTTCGGCCACCGCAGACATCCTGGCACAAAATGACGCTTTACGCGCCGCATCTGCCTTAGTCTTGGGGTTGGGTGCTGGCGCCTTGAGGTTGGAGCCAGTAGCTGCGTTGTACTTCTCGCGGCCCTTGGCTGTCAGGCCCGCGCCCTTGCTGACGGGCAGCTTCTCGCCCCGTCCAACGCTTAGAGACACGCCTTTTTTAGCCATTACGCCCCCATCCAACTGGTTACAGCCCCGCCACTATACCCGCTTGCGGTGCGGATGTGTGACTTTGGCTCACGATACTCTCGGCTGGCGACAGGATACGCAAACGTCAGCGCGATGGCGTCTGCTGCGTCCGGTGAGGCCAGACCACGGGCTTTCATGTCCTTTTTGGACTCTAGATAGATCGTACCACGCGAATCGGGCTTCATCTTAGGCGAAATCAGGTCACTTTTCAAGAACCTGTCGTTGGGCACACTGGCTGACTTCAGCCAATCGCGCATATCACCCCACATTTCAGCCCGTTTGTTGCCATACATAATGGGGTTTTTGGCCTTGTTGCCGAAGTTCACGCCCCTGACCTTGTACCGCTGCTCTTTTAGCCGGTCCACGACCCCCGCCCCCAGCCCGCCCTCGTCGATGTTGACCAGCGACGGCTTAAACTCCTCAATCGCGTCGATGACGTGCCCGACCACCGTCATGGTGTCGTCGCCCCGGTGCCGGATCAGCTTGACGATGTCGCGCCCTTGCCGCACGGCGATGACCGTCGCGTCTGCCCCGAACCGCGCCGGGTCTACGCCGATCACAATCGGTGCCGACTGGTCCATATGCTTGGCCCGTTTCATCGCCTCATCGACCACGCCGATGCTGATGAACTGATCGTCGCCCTCGTTCGGGAACTGACCATACACCTCGACGTGCGCCTGTGAGGAGTCCGGCCCATACTCAGCAATAATCTGCTCGTAAACCTGCTTGTCGGTGCCCTCGACTGTTCTGGCGTCCACGATTTTTGACGCCCAGAACTCCCGCTTGCTGTTAAACGCCTCGTAGAAATACCCGGTATTGCGGCGCGGGTTGGAAAACGCCAGCCAAAAGCGGTTTGGCGTGTTCTCCGTAAAGAATCCGCTGGTCACCGCCCAGATGGCGTCGTCAATACCACTTGCCTCGTCAAATATCACCATCACGCCGTCGAAGTTGTGCACGCCAGCGTAAGCGTCTGGGTTCTCAGCCGACCACAGCCGCCCCTCAACGCCCCAGTATCTGGTGCCTTTCTTCAGATCGCGCTCGACCAGCTCCGTCAGCCACTTGGCCGGCATCAGTCTGGTAGCACTTACTTCGAACCAGTGGCTGTTGATTGACATCGCCAGCCACTTTGTCAGCTCGGCCCAGGTGATTGACCTGAGCTGGCTTTCTGAGTTGGCCGATATGATGGTCGTCGAGCCGATGCGCGTGGACAGCATCCAGTCAGTAATCCAACTGACCAACGCCGACTTGCCGATACCCCGGCCTGAACTGACCGCCAGGCGCAGCACGTCAAAGTCCAGCTTGCCGCCGTTCTTCTTGATGTGTTCGGCCATAGTCGCAAGCACCTCGCGCTGCCACTTGCGCGGGCCAGTGAAGTGCTCCAGTGGCGTGCCCTTGACGCCCCACGGATACGCAAACATCACAAACGCCAGCGGGTTGTCCTTGATGGCCGGGCTCCATAGCCGAGCCATCAGCTCCTGCTCATCCTGCGCGCTGTAACGTGTGGTCTGCATGTTGTAGCACTTGGCTTGGGTTGTTTTCGATCACGTCGATGACGCGTCGCTCGGCTTCTTGTAGCGCCGCTGTGATGCTAATCGCCTGGTTCACATCTACTGTAATGGCTTGCTTGGCTACCCAGCCGTGGACGTTCTGCAAGATTGCCAACGCCGCCTTGGCGTCGCCTTGCGCTGCGGCGTCGTGCAGCATGTGACTCATCTCCATCTCGCCCTCGGCGCGGCCTTTGAGTTCTGCGTACTCCGCGATCTCGTCAAACTGCTTGAGCCTGGCGTACTCTTTGGGCAACATGCCTGCGGCCAGCGCTAGGTTGTCGCCCTTAAGGCCGAGCTTGGCAGCCTTATAGATGCGTGCCAAGCGATCTTCAGTCGCTTGCAGTTGACGCGGCTCGTATGGCAGGGTTTCAAACATGGGCCGAATATAGCACTTTTGCAAAAAATAAAAAAGGTTTGCAGCCCCTCCGCTGCCGTGACCGGCCAGCCCCCGGCCCTCCCCCTCCCCCCTAGTTAGCGGGCACTCACTCACACGGTTGGCCGGCTGTGGGTCATGTGGTCCATGTGGGCAATCGGTTTGCAGTCGCAAGGCTTGCGTAGCTGCGCGCTTGGAGTGTGGGCCATGTGGGCAAGGCCAAACTAATTGCCCACATGGCCCACAGTTTTAGCGCCAGTTTGTGGGTCATCGTGTGGGTCATTGTTGGACTATGGTATTGACCCACAATGACCCACAAAAAAGCCCTTTAAAATCAACAAGTTACAGCCAAAAACGCGTTTGTGGTCAATGTGGGCAATCGCGCGGCGGGTTGGCGGCGGGCGTAGCAGCCAATAGCTGTACATATATACAGTATATATATCTCCTTTTAGACTATACAACCCATTATCCACATTGACCACAAAGCCCGTTCTCCCAATGACAGCGTGTGGGTCACGCATATCCCCGCGCATTGACCACAAGCTAACCACACATGACCCACAATCCCGACTATTTTGTAGGGGTGTTGCATTGTGCAAGGAAATCTCTTATGATCTCGC